AGACTTTGAATATTGCACTTGCAGGTACAGGTGTTGGTAAATCTTTGTTTATGTGTCACGTTGCTGCAGGTGCTCTATCACAAGGAAAGAATGTTTTATACATTACACTTGAGATGGCAGAAGAAAAGATTGCAGAACGTATTGATGCAAATCTATTGAACATTGATATTGCTGATCTTCACTCAATAAGTAAAGATGACTATGAAAGAAAGATCGGTGTTCTACGTGCAAAAACTAATGGTAAATTAATCATCAAAGAATTTCCGACAGCAGCTGCCAATGCATTACACTTTCGTGCTTTATTGAGTGACTTGCAATTGAAAAAGAACTTTCGTCCTGATATAATCATGATTGATTATCTGAATATTTGTTCTTCTTCCCGTGTTAAACCCGGTGCAAATGTGAACACATACAGTTACATCAAATCTATTGCAGAAGAACTTCGTGGACTTGCAGTTGAATATAATCTTCCAATCATTTCTGCGACACAAACTACACGATCTGGTTTCAGTAGTAGTGATCCAGGACTTGAAGATACATCAGAATCTTTTGGTCTACCTGCAACTGCTGACTTTATGTTTGCATTGATTAGTACAGAAGAACTTGAACAACTTGGCCAGATCATGGTTAAACAGTTGAAAAATCGTTATAATGATCCGAATGTTTATAAAAGATTTGTCCTTGGTATTGATAGACCTAAGATGAGATTGTATGATGCAGAACCTGGTGCTCAACAGGATATTACAGATTCAAATATTCCTAATTTGCCAGATAAACCAAATAAATTTAGTAAAAACTTTGAAGGGATTAAAGTATGAACGTAGTTAATATGGAAGATATGGCTGCTAAACAAAAACAAGCAGAAAAAGAAAATTTATTAAACACATTAGAAGAAGTAAAACAAAAAATAGAGAAAGATGAAATCGTATCTTTTGTCATTTGTTCTATTAGATCAGATGAGGATATAGAAATTAATGCTTGCGTCAAAGATAGACTTGATGCAATTGGCTTAATTGAAGCGTCTAAAATGATTTTGTTTACTAATGGCTCACAGAACTCTAACTAAAGAAGAAGCACTTGTTTGTGCCAAAATGTTCTCTGATTATTTTGATCGATATGAAAACGTCGAACAATATATGCGAGAACAAAAAATAAATTCCATGAATGATAGACCAATCACACTTCCGGGCATGAGTCTGGAAGATGATTTGTTTTCAGACTTTACTATGCATCCAAATGACATGGAATTTAAATTAATAGAATCATCACCAGAAAACTGGGATAAGTATGTTTCTATTATTTCATCACACTCTAATATGGCAAGTATTCCTGGTAAGAATATTAGATTTGCAATCAAAGAAATTAAGACTGACAAACTAGTAGGATTCATTCGACTTGCATCACCTATGATGAATATGAAACCACGCAATGAGATGTTGGGTGGTTCTTTTATTTCTGATCCTAAAACTGCAAAGTCATTCAACAACTCTGCAATCATGGGTTTCGTTATTGTTCCTGCACAACCATTTGGTTATAACTATCTTGGTGGAAAACTACTTGCAGCAATCTGTACTTCACATGAAGTGAGAAATATTGTTAATTCAAAATATAACATGAATCTTTGTTTATTTGAGACAACAAGTTTGTATGGTAGTTCTAAAACAGTTTCACAATATGATGGAATGAAACCTTACATTCGATATAAAGGGTTGACTGAATCAGAATTTATACCAATGATGCATGGTAAACCATACAATGATTTGATAAGTTATGTTGAAGGATTGATTGGTGTCTTTGTTTCGCCAGACGCATCATCCAGAAAATTAACTATGCAGAATAGAATTATTGCGATGGTAAAGACTACATTGAAGGGTGAACCGGAGTACGATCCATTTATGAAAACTCTGAATAATGCACTAAATCTAATGCAAAAGAAACGATATTACATTTCCGACTATGGATTCAGTAATGTTGAGGATGTTTCAATGGGTCGTGCATCTGAACTCATTCCCAACAAAGAAAACTATGACAAATTTCATCTGGATAATATCATCAAATGGTGGAAGAATAAGGCATCCAATCGATATGAAACCCTTCAAAAAGATGGTAAAATCCGGACCGATTTGGAAGTATGGACGAATAATAAGTCTATAGATATAATAAGATAAATAGACTATCTATTTCTGAAAGATTCTATGGCGACAAAAAAAGATAAAAACGTTCACCTTGAACATATTGAGGACGAAATCATCAATAGAGGTGTTGCTGGCGGCCGTGATGCAATTAATTTTTTACGTTCACTTAGAGACATGCTTGCCGGTCATGCACAAAGAAAAGTGAATGTGACAACAAAATGGGACGGTGCTCCTGCTATTTTCTGTGGTATTAATCCAGACAATGGTAAATTCTTTGTCGGTACTAAGTCCGTATTTAATGCAAATGCTAAGTTAAATTATACTGAAAAAGACATTGATATAAATCATCCTGGAGAGGGTCTTAATGACAAACTAAAAATTGCACTCACATATCTTCCCAAATTAGGAATAAAGGGAGTTCTCCAAGGAGATATGATGTTTACAAAGAATGATTTAAAAAGACAGCAAATACAGGGAGAAGATTATGTTACCTTCCAACCAAACACAATCGTGTATGCTGTTCCTTCAGAATCTAAACTTGCAAAAACTATGTTAGCTTCACAACTTGGAGTTGTGTTTCATACTTCATACACCGGATCATCAATGGAAGAAATGAGATCATCATTCAATATTGATATCGGTAGATTGCAAATGACAAAAGATGTTTGGTTTAGAGATGCATCATTTACAGATGCTTCTGGATCAGCAACTTTCACAGATACAGAAACTAGAGAACTTACACAAATTCTGTCACAAGCAGGAAGAATATTCCAAGGTATAAATTCTATGGTGTTAAATAGAATATCAGCGAGTGATGTTTATTCAGTTTATATTAAAACTTTTTGGAATAGTAAAATTCGTGAAGGTAAAGGTGTTACCAATCCAATGCAACACACAAAACAAATGATACAATGGATTGAAGATAAGTTGAATAAATCTATTCAAGAGGCTAAAAAAGAAGATACTAAACAAAAACGAATAACAGAGAAGAATCAAGTAATGCGTTTCTTTAGAAATTCATCACAAGATTTAACTAATATATTTACATTTATGAATCTCTTAATAGATGCTAAATTGATGGTTGTTCGTAAGTTGGAAACTATTAAATCAATTGGTACATTCATTCGTACAGATGATGGATTTAAAGTTACGGCACCTGAAGGATTTGTTGCAGTTGATTCATTAAAAGGTAATGCAGTTAAATTAATCGATAGATTAGAGTTTTCTCAAGCAAACTTTAATGCTACAAAAAATTGGAGTAAATGATGGGTTACGATATTAGTAAAGTTCTTGCTGAATATGACGATGATGATTTTGGTTTTTCCGCAGTATCAGAAGAAGAATATAACGCCGTCATAACTGAGAAAGCAGATACAGTCGAAGAATATGCGGCAAGACTAAAGGAGATTGAGAAGTTAGTATTGCCGTTTTTTACTAAATTACTTAAAACTGCCGATAAAGAATATATCTATTGGCCGAACAGAAAAGAATTAGTTGAAAAACAGATACAGAAAATACTGACTCTCACAAGAGGATAATGTCAGACGAAGAAGATCCAAAAAAACAACTTGAAAAATACAAGAATAAAAATAAAAAGAAGATATCAGTACCTCCTGAATTTTTAAAAGAAGCTAAATCATATGATGACAAACTCTTTTTAGTCAAAACATTGACTGAGATGGAAAAGGGTCGAGTGTTATTAATTATTAAAGGTATGTTAGCTGATGCAGTAAAAGCCAGAGAAAAGAAATGAAACAGTTATTGGAAATGTTACCTAAAATCTTAGGTATGATGCCTGAGATAGTAAAGTTCATCAAATACATTCCCATTTTAATGATTTTGGCTGGTATTGGATATGGTACAATGTATTTTGTACAGAACTACAAAGATCCGTACAAGTGTTTTAATAA